CGAATGAGATAGACATTGCATATCGTGAAATTTTGATAATTGACTAATAACAATAAAGAAAGGAACTAACTATGGGATTTACAACACCATGTTTTATTAGAAAAAATACGGAGGAACTCCGTAAGAAGTTAGAAGATATAGGGTATAAAAACGCAGGTTCCTCAAATCATCACGATATAATATATACAGATACTGAACATGGAGTATATTTCACAACGTTCGCATCCAATATTACAGATGATGAGGTTGGGTATGATTGCAAATATAATAGAACCCTGTTCCTTGCTATTGCCGCACTGAGAGATGATACTGATAACAACCAAATGTTTATCAACGACAAAGGAGATTGGGGTATATATAATGATTCAGTCGAAGAGTTTACACAACGTCTTAAAGAAATGGGATACGACGGTCCCTTTGAATATAGAGAGGAGGAAATATGAAGAATATTAAAGATTTAACAATCAAAGTAACTTATCGAGTTGGACTTGGAAATGTTGAAGTCCCTGACGAAGTTTATAATGAATTAGCTAAAGCCTATGATGAAGGTGGTGATGTACCTGAATGGGATGATGAGCTTGAAAACGCAAAAGAATGGCTTAGTGATAATATTCGAGAAGCGGATGCAATGGAATGGGAATATGAGATTGATGATTTTCAAGATGAATAATTTATGAAACAGGTATTATCAATTTTGCAAATGAAGCACTTGCAGGAACTTGGATTGGACACAAGTGATGCAAGTATGTGTTATTGCTGTTTTTATGGCAATATAGAGGAAGAATGGGAACTTGAAATATATGAAGATGTAATTAATCAAAAAAGAGATAGTACATTTTGGGAGATAGTCCCTACTTACGACTTGCAAGACATTCTCAACAAACTGCCACATTATCTAAACCCAATGCCATATGAGCAGATTCTATTTTCATGGATGATTGAAAGGGATACCATAGCATATCGTAACGTAGAGGATGTTAATGATTGTATCAAGCATTTTACTGACAGTTCATTGATTGACGCAGTTTATGAAATGCTTTGTTGGTGCATTGAACACGGATATATTAAAGAATTAAAAAACGATAAATAATTTATGAAACAGACATTAGAAGAAGCCGCTAAACAAGGAGCTGAAGGATATAATATAGTTGGACAAGTTATTTATAAGTCCGGATTTAAAGCTGGCGCAAAATGGGAGAAAGAACAAGCAATTGAAATCCTTTCCTCCGTTTTAGAGAATTGGGTACATGGCGGTGATGCAGACTGTATCATTGCGGAGTTTGAAGAAAAAATTAATGTACAAATGGTAACGAATTAAAGAGAAAGGAGAAATAAAATGAGAGTATCACTTAAAAAGGCTTTTACCATATTAGATGGGAGGTTATCAACAAAAATGGATGATGTATATGAAATGCTAAATTTCATATTCTCCGAAAACCTTTATACACATCAAATTCCAACAGCTATGCGAAAGCTAAAAGAGCTTAATCCCGATTGGTTTTCGGATGGAGTAAACGTAGTTGAATCTATAAAGCAGAATTATAATACAAATGATTTTCAGGAGCTCATGGAGATTATTGATAAAGAGTTTTATGCTTATGAGATTGAGTTGGGGAAAGTTGAAGCGTTAATAAAATTTTCAGATGGATTATTCCCCGAAGAATAAATACTCAAAATAAATCAAGGAAGAAACTTAAAGGAAAATGATTATGCCAACAATACTAAGAGAAACTTATCCAACAGCCAAGAAAGAACATAGGTGTGAGTTTTGTTGTGAAAAGATAGCGATAGGACAAAAATATGTCCGTCAGACAAATGTCTATGATGGAACCATAGATGACTTTGTTACACATCAAGAATGTAAGGAGGTGGCTCATGAATTGAGAATGTACGATGATTGTGATGATTTAGGTTTAGACGGTGAATCCTTTCGTGAAAACTTGAACGCATACGTATATGCCAACCATTACGATGAACACACAGATGATGTTTATACCAGTTGGCAATTGAATCATTATGAGATAGCGAAGAAAATATTGAAAGAACTTAAAACGGAGAAGCAAAATGGACCGTACAATAAAATTCAGAGGCAAAAGCATATACGATGAAGAATGGCTGTATGGCTCTCTCATTAAAATCGAAAAGGATAGATATGCTGTCATTCCATCCTTAAACGATATCGAAATAGGGAAAAGCATCGGTATGTATGAGGTCTGTCTTGAAACCATAGGCCAGTTCACCGGCTTGTATGACAAGAATGGTAAGGAGATATATGAAGGAGATATTCTCGGAACTGATATAATAACTGTAGGATGGGTAAAAGGTGGCGTCAGAGGCTATTGCTATGATGTCGTTTATATCAATCATCCAACAGGTGACAAAAGATGGTCGTTATATGGCACTGTAATGGAAGATTTTGAAGATAGAATAAAAGTAATAGATAACATCTACGATCATCCGGAATTAATCAAGGAGGAATAGCCATGCCAGCAAATGAAGTATTAGACTTAATCATCAAAATAGCATTGTTTTTTATTAATGCTACAACCGTTGCCTTTATCTTAATCATGATAAGCAAATGGCATGGGCGCATGGAGAATAAGCTGAACGATATACAAATGTATATTCAGCATGTAACGGACCGTAACGACATTGTATACATCAATATGCTTGAAAGCCTCAAAAGAGAGCTTATAAAGGCTGAGCGTTACGAAGATGTAGAAAAGATAAGCAAGTGTATTGAACAGGAATACGATTATCTTAAAAGAAAGATAGATGATCAAAGTAAAAACGAAAGCGATAATAGGAAGGAGGAATCATGAAGAAGATAATGTTTAACGATAAATTTTCCCTAACACAAGCTGTATTAGAAGGTCGGAAGACCATGACGAGAAGAATAGTTACTTATCCTTTAAAGTTTAGAGGTGTAAACGTTGCAGGATATTTTGTATGTAAGAGACCTTCTGGTGAAGTCACTGAAATATGTATGTATGACGAAGATGAACGTATGATTGATGGCGGACAAATTCTTCCCAAATATAAAGTTGGCGAAGTAGTTGCCATTGCACAAAGCTACAAGGATTTAGGGTATGATCCAGACTCATTAGATAGAGATCCCAAAGACTTAGGTATTCGTGGTTTTATGAAACATTCCGCAGGCTGGAATAACAAGATGTTTGTTTCGGCTGCTGCTTGCAAGAAACATATCAGAATCACCGGAGTCAAGTGCGAACGCCTACAGGATATATCGGAAGCAGAGTGTTTGAAAGAAGGAATTGAGGAACATTTGAAAGGGATACAATATGGATTTCCTTCAAATATCGGATATATAGGTCAGTATCCATTTTCTAATCCTCGTGAAGCCTTTTCTGCCCTGATAGATAAAGTCTCAGGCAAAGGAATGTTTGCATCTAATCCTTATGTATTTGCTTATGAATTTGAATTAATAGACTAATATTATGAACCAAAGAATAGACAATAACCTTCTGGCGGAATGCTTGAAGGCTGCAATGAAAGAAAAGATGCTAAATAAAGACTGGGAAGTAGAGTTATGGGCTTGTTCTCGGTATAATGCACTAATCTGGGCTAAAAATGTAAAATAATAAATTTAAATCATTAACTTTGTGCTACATGTCAAGTGGCATGTAGCTAATCAGACGAAAAGACATGAGGTTATCAATAAAACAGGAAATTTTTTGTAATTACTACATTGAATGTGGGAACGCATCCGAATCTTATCGTCGTGCGTATTCTTGTAAGAATATGAAAGGTACCACTGTTAATCGGAAAGCGCTTGAACTGTTAAATAACGGCATGATTACGGCAAGGATCAAGGAATTGCAATTAGAACAAAAGGAGAAGTCAGATATAACTAAAGAGCGTATCTTACAGGAATTATCCGGCATTGCATTTTCTACTATCGCCGATATGCATAATACTTGGATTGAACGTAAGGAATTTGACCGGCTTTCTAAGAAAGAAAAATCATCAATAAAAAGTATTTCTACAAAAGTGCTCAAAAAGAATATCGGCACAAGAGATGAGCCGGAAATAGTGGATGTTGAGTATGTGAAGATAGAGTTGTACGATAAAATAAAAGCTATTGAGCGTATCTGCAAGATGCTCGGTTACGATTCACCACAGGATGTAAACGTAAATATGGTTTCCCCGATGACCAAAGAGGAAGCCAAACGAATCATAGAGGACTTATGACAGGAGAAGGATATGATTACATACGGGCATTTTGCTTGTCAGGGACATTAAATTATACGAGATACTTCTTTAAAGCAAGATTCGGTCGCAAATTTGTAGTAAATGACCATCACGTAAAAATATGTCAGGCTCTTGATGATGTGATTGATGGAAAGATAAAAAAGCTAATAATAAATATAGCTCCCAGATATTCCAAGACAGAATTAGTAGTAAAGAATTTTATCTCATATGGGCTTGCAATCAATCCATCTGCAAAATTCCTTCATTTATCTTATTCGGATGATCTGGCTAATGATAATTCAGAAGAGGTAAGGGATATAGTTAAGTCGGAAGAGTACAAGCGTGTATTCCCTTATGTGGACATCAAGAGAACAAGCGATGCCAAAAAGAAGTGGTATACGACAGAAGGTGGAGGAATGTATGCCACAGCCGCAGGAGGACAGGTTACAGGTTTTGGGGCCGGTGCCGTTGATGATAAGGACGATTTATCTAAAGCATTGGAAGAGTTCAAACCGTCTCCTAGATTTGCCGGGGCATTGATTATTGATGACCCTGTTAAACCTGAAGATGCAATATCTGATACTCCTAGAGAAAAGGTGAACCAAAGATTTGAGACAACTATAAGAAATCGTGTTAATTCAAGAAACACTCCTATTATAATCATCATGCAAAGGCTGCATGAGCATGATCTCTGCGGATATCTGATGGAAAATGAGCCGGGTGAATGGACTGTTTTATCCCTTCCGGCAATAGTGTATGAAAATGGGGAAAAGAAAGCTTTATGGGAATTTAAGCATACACTCGAAGAGTTGCATAGAATGCAAAAGGTAAACAGTTATGTCTTTGAAACTCAATATATGCAGAATCCGACTCCTATGGAGGGATTAATGTATGGCAAGTTTAAGACTTATGAGACTATTCCAATAACTAACAGAGCAATAAGAAAGAACTACACAGATACAGCTGATACGGGAAGTGATTATTTATGTTCTATTGATTATGTTGACACCGAGATAGGGAATTTCATTCTTGATGTTCTTTTTACGCAAAAAGAGATGGAGTTTACCGAGCCGGAAACAGCCAAAATGCTTACTAAGGACCAAATATCCAAAGCTAATATAGAAAGTAATAATGGAGGGAGAGGATTTGCTAGGAATATAGAGAAACAAATGCGGATGATTGGCAATCCCAAAACTCAAGTAAGTTGGTTTCATCAGTCAAAAAACAAAGAGGTCCGCATCTTTACCAGATCTTCCGAAGTGATGAATCTTACTTATTTTCCTACTGATTGGGAAAGAAGATGGCCGGAGTTCGCATCTCAATTGAAAACATATAGAAAGAAAGGGAAAAATGCTCATGATGATGCCTGCGACGCTCTTACTGGAACTGTAGAAATGAGGGGCGAAATAGATGTCTTATACTACAATAAAGAGGAGATAGGGACCGATAATCAAGTATTTGTTGAAATACATCCAAATATAAACGGATTATTTATAATGGTTTCTTATTGTGTTGTTGACAAAAAAATATTTCTGCTTGATTGCTTGTTCTCTGATTCATTGATTTCTATTGATTCCCTCATTAATAAAATTGATGGGAATGTACAAATGGAGATTCCTCTTGAGATGAAACATTACGCAGATGATTATAGAAAACTTATAGATTACAACTTGTGGGTAAGAGAAGAGATAACGGACAAGAAAAGTATGATTGAATCATACCAATCTATTATTAAGAATATTCGTTTCCCTGAAGCCGATAATTCGTTTTTTGCTATAATAGCTAACATGTCTGATTATGATGGAATTAATAGTTTTGAAGCCATGTATGTATTGTCTTGTATATGTTCTCGTGTGAAATCTTCAAGTATGATATAATTGCATAAAATAATTATCTATTTTTATTTGGACTAAATAGAAATAATTTCTATATTTGCGGTGAGGATAACAATCCCTTCGTGTGAAGATGCACGGAACCTATAACTTTTATGCTATCAGTCTTTTTGTTAGCATATATATCCGTAAAGACCACTTCATCTCGTAGGGAATGGTTATCTCAAATCAGATAATCATTCTTTTTATGCTTAAATTAGGAAATTGGTTTCAAAAAAAGATTAATATATCTGCTCCTTCCATGAGGGAGGCGGTAAAGGCTATTGAAAAGGATTCTAAAGGGAATTTCTGGTATCTTACCAATTTCTTCTCACCATCAGGTAAAATTAGAAATGACTATGATCTAACTTTAGATCAAGATAAAGCTGACTCTCTTCTTGTGTGTACTCCGTTCTCTACTGTTATAAATAAAGTCGGTTCTCTCTTTGCAAATGGGAGAATATATGTTACAGACAAGGACGGAAACGAAAAAGAGGGATATAATAACATTAGGGAATTATTATCACGTCCTAATCCACTTCAAACAAGGGCTGGATTTTTTAAAGAGATTGAGATGTCTCTAAAGCTTTTTGGATATTGCCCTATTTTTACTGTAAGATCGTCTAGAAAATCATTGCCGCTTGCAATGTATGTTATTCCTGCACAGATTTTTCACATGGTTTCTTCTGGTAAATTATTTCGCCAGTATGATCTGGAAGATATTGTTTCCAAGGTATATCTTGAATGGAATGGTTCGCAGGAGGAATTATCAGATGAAGATTACTTTGTAATCTATGATAGTTCTGCTAACATAAATGGTGTAAATCAAGATATTGATTTTTCGTCTGTCACTGATTCACTTTCTATGCCGGTTAATAATTGGATAGCGGCAATGACGGCTAGCTATCAGTTAATTGTAAATGGCGGTCCTAAAGGTATTATTTATTCTGATTATTCAGATAAAATGGGTAATCAGGTTATGACTCCAGATGAGAAAGAAGCTTTGGAATCTAAATTAAAAGAGAAATATGGCATTCTCAATAAATTTCCTATCCTCACATCAAAAATAAAGTTGGGATGGATTCCTTTAAATTATGACTCATCCCAGCTCAAACTCCACGAGGAAGACGAGCGGTGTAGTAGAAAGATTTGCAATGCAATAGGTATTGATTATAGCTTATTTGATGAGTCTAAATATGACAATAAAAGTATTGCTGAGAAATCTGCTTATCAAGGCCTTATTATTCCTGATTCAGAGAAAGTGACAGAAGCGCTGACGGAAGCTATTTGTCCCAAAGGTGTTTTTATAAAACTGGACTATACTCATGTTGATTGTCTTCAGCAAGATAAGTCGGCATCTTCTTCAGCATTTCAGAAAATGGCTTCTTCTTTAATACAGTTAGTCGAAAAAGGACAAATAACTCTTGATGAATCTAGAAATGAACTGGCAAAGTTCATTGATATTGATCCTGATAACCCCAAAGGTGAATTAAAAATAAACAACTCTATTGAAAATGGATAAAGCTAATAAATATAAGGGTAGGCTGGGGATGCAGTATAAGACATTCTCAATTAATTCAAAAGATGTCAACTATGACAGTGAAAGTCGGACGATCAGCGGGTATGCAGCTGTATTTGGCAATAAAGATAAAGCTGGTGATATCCTGATAAAAGGATGTTTCTCAAAAAGTATTCAGGACCGGGGACCGGGAAGTGCGGCGAATGACAAGATAATCGTGTTGTGGATGCATGACATGAATGAGCCTATCGGGAGGCTCACTGTCTTGTATGAGGACGATAAAGGTCTCTATTTCGAGGCGCCAATTGATGATGTCCCGCGCGGTAACCAGGCTATAAAGCAGCTTGAGTCCGGTACATTAAATCAGTTCTCCATCGGGTATCAGTATGTGTGGGAAAATTGCGAATACGATGCAGAGAAAGACGCTTTTATGGTGAAAGAAGTAAAATTGCATGAAATATCAGTAGTCTCTATCGGATGTAATGGAGAAACTGAATATTTAGGACTAAAATCTATAGAAGATGCTGAAAAAGCTTATGAGGAATTAAATGCCGAAATATCTGAAGTGTGCTCAGGGATGTCCGCACCCAAGCAGCAGAAGATACAGAGAATTATATCAAAGGTAATATCACTTTCATCTTTCAAGCCGGAGAATCGAAAAGAATCATCACTTGAAGGACAGAAAGCCGATATGCACGGCAATAAGGTAAAATCAATGTTCAAAAATTTAAAATTAAAGTAAGTATGGGAAAAGAAGCGAAAAAGATTGAGTTTAAAGACTACCTTGATACTAAAGGATTGTCGGAAGACGAATCTAAAGTTTTCGATGTGTTCTCTAAAGGACTTGATGGTTATATGGAAGCCCTTTTTGAGCAGTTTATGAAAGACGAAATTGATTCTAAGTCTATGAAAGAGTCAATTGAAAATGCAACTCAGTCTATTGAAGAGTTGAAAAAAGAGGTCAAGGGATTTGCAGACAGTGAATCTATCAACGAGCGTTTGAAATCCTTTGAGGAAACTATTGTACGCATTAAGGCGGCTACTGAAAAAACAAAAGGAGGAACATATAAGTTAAAATCCATTGAAGACCAACTTCGGGAACAATTAAAAGCTTATATCACTGAAAATCAAACCGGTTGTTCTACAGTTGATTTGAAATCTGCATGTAAAGCATCTCCTGGCAATAAGCTAGAGTTGAATCTGGTAGTAAATACAAAAGATGCCGCAGTTATATCTTCTGGTTCTCTGGCTCCTCATTACGGTGTTGAGGTTGATCCGAATTTATCTGTAAATCCAAGATCTCAGACTGTAATTCGTAATTACGCAAGTGTTTCCGGGACTAATAGCAGGTCGCTTATTTATGCGGAATACGTTAGCAAGGATGGTGATGCCGCATGGGTTCCTGAAGGTGGGCTAAAGCCGTTGATGGATGCAACTCTTGCGGAAAAAACCGTTACAGCTGCCAAAGTTGCTATTGCTGCTAAATTTACAGAAGAAACTCTTTCTGACTTCCCAAGCTTTGTGAATGAGGTGCAAACAGAAATGGTGAATAAACTTGGCATAAAAGAAGAACAGGGGATCTTGACAGGGTCTGGATCGTCTGGAGAAATTAAAGGGGTAGCCGCAGACATGCCAGCTTTCTCTTTGACAAACTTCTATATTGACAAGGCAAATATGTTTGATGCCCTTGTAGCGGCTTATTCTCAAATCGTTTCTACTAGCGAAATGGCTTATCGCCCTAACCTGGTATTGATGAATCCTTTGGATTACGCTTCAATGCAGTTGACGAAAGATGCTAATGGGCAGTATTTGAGACCATTCCGATACAACGATGAGTTGATCCAGGGATTAAGAGTTGAGACTACTACCGCGGTGAAACAAGGCGATTTCATCATGGGAGATTTCTCTTATTTGAACATCCGTGACTTATGGAATCTGTCAATCTCACTAGGCTGGGAAAATGACGATTTCAGAAAGAATATCGTAACGGTGCTTGCTGAAAAGAGATTGATGTGCTATATCAAGTCTCAGTATAAAACAGCTTTTGTAAAAGATAAGTTTAATACTGTAATTGAAGGTATTACAAAATCAGTTGATTAACATATGGGAAAAGAATATAACATGAATTTGACAAAGCGTTACAAGGTAACGTTTATCAAGGATGGTACAATGTATAAAACTGGAGAGGAAGTTATGGTAGGTATGCCTCTTGCCAGCAAGTTTTATGCAGAAGGGAAAATTGAAGCGACTAGCGAATTGCTAAACGATGCTAAGGCATTAGGGTGCGAAGAACTTTTCACAAAACGTAAAAAGACTAACTCATGATTATTGACGGTTCATATTTCACTGGAATGTTGAGTCTTGGCATCATTTGGGATATAGATTCAGATTCTCCAACTCGTATTGCGGAGAGGGATAACTTACAATCATATATAGACCGATATGAAAGACAATATCTTCAGCTTGTTCTGGGTGAGGATATGAGCCGTCAATTCTGGGATTACCTTTCTTCTCATTCCGCCGAAGATAAAATCGAAAAATGGGATACCCTTAAAGAGAAGCTTTCTGAAAAGGGGTATAGTCCGCTTGCTAACTATGTATATTTTCATTATGTTAGAAGATGTGGAGTAAAGCAGACTCCGACAGGGACCGTATATGGTTCAACGGAGGATCGCGCTAATCCGAATAATCTCCTTGTGTCAGCATGGAATGACATGGTAGAGATGAATGAGTCTTTATTCCGTTATCTGTGTGGTAATAAAGGTTATGATGGTTTTGAGTTTGATAAGAGTATGTTGGAAGAAATAAACACAATGGGTATATGAAGTCAATCAATAATATATTCAGAGATATAGTCTCTTCCACATCCGGGATTTATGGCAAGAATATTTCCTATATGTTTGGTGATTGGGATTATATTGCCGGTATACTTACCGAATGGGCTGAATCGCCTAAAATGAGTAAATTAAGATTTCCGATTATCTGTCTTTATTCTCCATATACCGAGAATCGTACAGGAAAGGATCGTACAACGACTCTTGAACTGGCTATCATGGTAGACACCTTAAAGGATTATACGAATGAAGAACGGGAAAAGGTCTCCTTCGAAGGGGCGCTTCGTCCTATTTATGATGCGTTTATTAAAAGTATCGATAAGTCTCCTGACCTGGTGCATGAGTATAATAATAGCATTCCTCATTGCTACGAAGAGAATTATCGCTACGGAAGAAAAGGGGTAGAGGCTAATGGTAAACCATTCAGAGATTTTATTGATGTAATAGAAATAAAAGATTTAAGAATAACAATCAAAAATATTAAATGTTATGGCGACAGAATTTAGAGAATGCGCCGGTGTTGCTCAGTTTAATACCGGTACTTCAAAATGTATACTTGATCCGGGAAAGGTAAAAGCCATCATCTTGGCAATGCACGGATATAAACTTCCTAAGAATGTAACCGCTGAGGCGTTGCAGGCTGCGTGTCACGATGACAGACCGGCTCGTATTTTTCCGATCAAGACAATTGTCGAATACGCTCCGTCTGGTGGAGAGGCCAACAAAGGTGCTACAGGATATGGGCCTAACAAGGTTACATCCTACTCGGCGAAAGATGACGTATGGACGCTGGAGGATTTCGATTCAAGTCTGAAGGCTAATATCATGGCCGCAAAAGGAGTTGCTTTTGATGCCTATTTCGTGGACGAGAATAACGTTGTGTACGGAATGAATGATGGCACCGAGGAGCTGGCGGGAATTCCCTTGTCCGGAGTTTATCCGGGCGGTCAGGACTGGGATTCTTCCGGAACGGAGGCAAACCTGACTATCGGTACAATGTTCAAGGACTATGAAAAGTACGTGAAGAACGCCGATTACCGGGTGTATAAGTTTGACGTAGTAGAAGCTTTGACAGGGCTTGTTTATGTCGAATTGGTAAAAATAGATCCCGGAGAAAACAATTATAAGCTGAAAGAACATTTCGGTAATCTTGATGTCACATCTTTCTTTGGGCCGGCATTAAGCGAAGGTGCTTCTACTTGCTTTAATGGTGCAACTGCCGTTAATTATGCAAATGGTGTTCTTACGATAACTGCTTCGGGTGCGGTTTCCCTGAAATCTCCGAAGATTCTTCAGGAAAATGGTGTTGTCGGCATTGAACAGTGGGTAGAATGAAAGTAGAGGGAGTTAACTTTGTCGATGAAGAAGTTAAGAAAATGAAGAAAAGAGAATTCATCAACAAGCATAAAACTTCTTTTTTTCTTGATAGGACAGAAACAGAAAGAGAAAATATCCTCTCTGACATATACGACAGGATCGTTAGTGCCAGACCTCCTTCAGTGGATATTATTTAAAGTGGTTTGTTTTCAGGAAGGGGGAGGCGTTTGCCTTCCCTTTTCTCTTATTTGTTAGAATATGGCTACAATTAAAGAAGCATTAGATAATGTAACCTCTCTTGTTGCTGGGTTTGAAGGAGAGATTCAGAATGTTATGGATTCGAATAAATCTCTTGTTAGGGAATTTGTGACGGAACAGCTGTATTCGGGAGTAAATGGTAATGATAAACCATTGCGTCCAACTTATTTGAATGATCCCTGGTTTCCTACTTATGAAGCCGCAAAGAGTTACGCCAAAATGAAGAAGAGAATAACGAAACCGACTCCATCTTTCCAAGGTTATCCGGCGCGAGATATTTATACTCCAAACCTCATTATAACAGGCGAATTCTATGATTCTATACGTGTCTCTTCGTCTTCAAGGGGATTGAAGATAGAAACGAGGGGAAGTGACATAGGACCGGATATTGAAAGAAAGTACGGAAGTGCCATATTGGGAGTAGGAGGAAAGTCCCGTGAGTACTTCCTTAAATATGTGCTTAATCCGGCGCTTAAAAATTACTTCTCAAAATTTGGTGTATTATGAGTTGTTGGTGTCAAGGTAACAAACAGCCTTCTTCTAAAGAGAAAATGCGGGAAATCGCAAGAAAAGCTGCTAAAATGGAACAATCTGTGTTTGTCCTAATAGAAAAGCCGGACGGTACATATTATTTTGTCAAAGATGGAGAGAATTATACCGGCACATTTATTGAGTACATATATCCGTAATACGACAAACAGACCAAAAATGAGACTACTTAGTCAGAAAAATCACGGGTGTTATACAAAAATAAGAGGAAAAATAGAACAAACCTGCCTCGAAGCAAGGGTGGGGTTGTCCTGCCTCGAAGCAAGGGTGGGGTAACAATATTTTACAGAGCGAGGCATGGTAGGAATTTGTGTATTGATATTTTACTAAACAGTCCACTTGAAAGTGGTAAGGTTATGGTAAGGGTAATTAAGCAATAACGGCAAGATTACGGCAAGGCCTTTTGATAAAAGCCATAGATAAGAGGAGTTGCTATCTCCTCCTCTTGTTTATATCGGAATTATTAATAATCCTGTAAATTGTTTGCTCAGACCTTATGCCGGTTTTTGACATTATCTCCTTAATCTTATCGCCTGACAGATACAGATCTACTACTTGTTTTTCCTGCTCTTCAGTGATCTGTTTTCCGTTTCGGAAAGGAACTTCCCTTCTCCTTAAGATTGCCATCACGGTCGTCTGAGAGATGTTAGCATACGTCGCTATCTTTCTAAGTGTCCAGCCATCCTTATATTGCTGACAAACAAGCAGTTCTTCTCGGTCTGTGATAATCTTTCCTCTTTTTTTACTCACTTTTTCCATGTTGTTTATTTTTTTTGTTTTACAAAGAATTTACAAGCAGTCTGTACGCAGACTCTTTGGCCGCCAAATGCTTATCTTCGTTTTCATCGTCATCCACCAATCCCAGATCTCAGAGTCCGTACAATGCACTGATATACCCAAACCGCTTAATACATACTGTCCGTAACCTGTTTTCTCGATAGTAATTGCCTCGTTGTTAAATTCAAATGTCTTCATGATTGTTTATTTATTTAAATTATATTCATCTGCCACTTTCCAGTCAAATGACGGATATACCGCCTTATTTTCTCTGATTGTTACGTGTGCCGGGCAACCTTGTGCGAGCTGAGCTATCAGATGCTTGAGATTACCAAGATCGTTATCAGTTACTGTGATTACACTACCTATACCCTCCAAAGGTACGTTAAAATTAATTTGTGCTAGAAACCTGTGTTTAGGGCTTCTTAAACTGTTATTGTTCATGACTTTATAGTTTATTGATTAATAATTATTTAGCATTAAGAATTTGATTTGCTTTTTCTTTTCCAAAGTAATTTACAGCTTTTGCATAGTTACTTACATAACCTTTAGAGATTTGAGGATAATTACGCATTACTCTGCTCAGCACTGACTGTATTTCTTTTTCTCCGATATTTTTTCTTCTAGCCCAAGACAGGGTAGCTTCGTTTAAAACTCTTATCATAAACCATCTTAAGGTATAAAAGTTATCAACTTTCACATTCTCGTTGAAAAAAGAGATAACCATTTCTCTATTGCTACCTAATACTGTATTTACTTCCTCTGCTGTCATGGCTTTTATTTTTTAGTTGTTAATACTTTGTTTCTTATTTTGATGTTACAAAGATAGTAATTAATGTGATATGCTCCAAATAAAAAGAGAAAAATATTGTGATTTACTACATTATTTAACATTAGGGCATAAAAAAGGGCAGCCCTAAAGCTACCCTTTCCCGTCGATTGGCGTCAACTTCAGTGTCGGACCGAAATCCCCTGACTTATCTATTATAATGCTTCTATTTTGGTTGCGTCTTTTAATCCCAAGTATTCATTATCATCTTTTAGCCCTGTAAGCCCAAAAGGAGTTTTACGCTCGTGTAAACATTTTTCAGTCAAATCATTAACTAGGCTGATAATATGTATAAGTGTCTCGATTGTACACTTATTGTCATCATACACATAATCATCTGCGTTGATAATATCCTTAATCAAGTTCAGCAACCCTGATGATAAGCCGAACATGCCGGCATGGTTTAAAATCTCTTTACCGAACTTTGCCAGTTCGCAAACTTGGTCTGCTGTCAGACCTTCAAACTTTTCTCTAATTTCTGAAAATTCCATAATGATACTTTTTATTTTTCGTGATTCGTGTATTCGTATGTATTCTGATGATTTACAGCGTATAAGCTGCATTGTTAGTCGTTGTAAAAGAAGTGTTCGCTTCCCTTACGGAACACCCTATATGCTGCATACAGGGTGCCCAGCAGTATTAAAAGTTCTAACATAGCGGTGTGATTAGGCGGCAGAATTCATCTCACCTTTTATTTGCTTGATGGCTTTCTTCACGTCCCAATCGTTTTCGTATAGGGCTATGATGAATCGCCTGCCTCTCTGCGTCCAGACCGTATATGTGTTGGTGTGGGTATTACCTCTTTCGCTTGTGAAAATATTGGTCCTTACATCGTGCATTCCCCATCTGTCATACGGAGCTTTCAACAGCCATTGGTCGGACTGTTTGTATTGTATGCCAAGCTCTTTCAGTTTGCTGTTGAGCTTTTCCGCATTCATCCCTATCTCCTTGGCTACCTGTGTAGTGGTCAGAGTGTTGACCGATTGTAGGTGGGTGTCGTAGTAGTTGACCTTAGGGGCGGCCTTTTGCAACTCTTCCGTTTGTAGGTTAACTGTTTCGGAAAGATGATTGTTTTCTAATAAAAGCCGTTCTTTCTCCTCTTCGGCTTGAATCACCATTAAGGCAAGCTCCTTTCGGGAAAGTTCACGTGTTTCAAGTTCCTCCCAACGGTTAATAATCTTAGCTCGCAAATTTGCATCATACCCACTTGCAAGGAGTAAACAGTCTTTTTTAGTAAGTTGGTAACAAGGGCTTTCTCTGTTAGATTTGTCAATATAAGAGGTCAATTCAAAATTGAATGCACCTCTATCTTCCAGTTGTTCAAGGATATTGCGAATGTCTCGCATTACATTTGAATGGGCTTTGCCTGTGAGTTCTGCTATTTGCAAAGAACTCATTGTGTTCTTGACTTCTAATAATCCAGTCATAACTTCAGAATTTTGAACAATAAAAAACTGCGCTACGTGCTGTTCAAGTTTCCAAAGCAAAACTCCGTGGGTATTTCTACTCCACGACACGGCGCAGTTATATCCATAATATTTTAAGATACACTAAATATGTATGGGCACAAAAAATGCCGCTATGTTTGCGGCTTCGTACCGCTTCGGAATTTGAACACTACAAAGGAAAGAATAATTTTTGATATTTCAAAATATTGGAGAAATTTTTATTCTAAGAACGCTTGATTTCGCTTTCGCTACTCTTTTTAGATAAGATTAAATTTGTTGCCATGTGAATCGTACAATTTGGCATTATAGACAGAAAAACGGCTGCCCTTTCCCGTTGTACTTCACCTCACAAGGCAGTGGGTGCATTAACACTCCACACGGGGGTAGCAGCCGATATATTAATATCTTAACTATAAAACAAAATGTTATGGCATAAAAAATGCCTACGCAAATGGCAGGCTTCCGCTTGCCTTGTGAATTGAAGTACATTGCAAAGGTAGATATAATATTTAAATATCCAAATAAAAACCGATTATTTTTCGTAACGTTTTTTATTTCCTTCTCTTGCAATTCGATGGTGGCTTGCTGTTGTTCTGCTTTTACTTCGAGCTGTTTTAGGCGTTCTTCACGCTTTGCAAGCGTGGCTTGTGCAATCGTAAGGGCACGTGCCATGATTTCTTCGGGGGGGTCTTCCGCTTTGGTGGCAATGTAGCCGCCAGTGGTTCGTACTTCGTGAAGGATTTGTTTTACCCCCTTCTTGAATTGTTTGGCAATTGGTTTACGGGATTGCATAAGGACTTCATATAATCCGTCCTCGGTTAGCATCCAAACTTCCTGATTCCCACCGGGGGTCGTAACAATATTACGAACCTTTTCATCATCATCTACGAGATTAGTTAACTTGCTTGAATTGCTTTCGGAGTATTCTAATACTTCTCCTACTTCTTTGGCTAAGAACAATGGATTTTCTGCTGTTCCATAAACGGCGAATTGGTGTCCAAGCAATTCGGTTTGTTTTAGGACTTGAATTGGTTGATTTAGCATAATAATAAAAACGCGCCTACTACGAGCTGCTAAATCAACCATAGGGTTTATTTTGGAGGCGTTTCCGTATCTCCACTCGGTAGGCGCAATATCTTTAAAACGATAGATACTACTACAATATGTCTTGGCAAAAAAATAACTCCCAATGGAATCCATAGGAGTTTGCCACCCCTATAATTGATTTAGCACTGCAAATATACAACCTTTATTTGAAATACAAAAAGAAAAAGCGGGAAATATTTGCGAAAAAGTGAATTATAAGTTACCTTTGCGACATGAAACAGGAACGGAAAATATTATTCTATAAAGACTACTTCATTTCATTCTATCGTTCACTGGATAGCGGAGCGCAAAAGAAACTTGATTACGTGTTGGGCATGCTCAAAATACAGGAACGGATAAGTGAGAAGTTTGTAAAATTTGTCCGTGACGGCATTTATGAAATCAGAGCGTCTTATGACGGGAATATTTACCGTGCATTCTTTCTATTCGATGAAGACAACATCGTGATGCTGTTCAACGGATTTCAGAAGAAAACGCAAAAGACGCCGGAAAGTGAAATTAAAAAAGCATTGGAACTTAAAAAAGAATATTATGCAGGAAAAAAATAACATTGGCAGCTTTGACGCCATACTTGATGATAAATATGGCAAAATAGGGTCTCCCGAGCGTGAAGAATTTCACAAGGAGGCTTATGCTTATTGCATAGGGCAAATAGTCTGTAACGCACGTAAACAAGAAAAAATGACGCAATCTGAATTGGCAGAAAAAGTCGGTACTAATAAAACTTATATATCAAGGATAGAAAAGGGAGTTATCGAACCTGGGGTCGGATTGTTTTTTCGTATCATCGACGCACTCGGTCTCAAATTCGAGATTGTAAAGCCTGTGATGTAAAGGGAAAGGGAATGATATGGAAACTTACACTCTTGAGGATATAAAGGATAAGGTTTATGGAGAAATCGGTACTCCGCGCCGGGATAAGATTGAAACCGAACTTTCCAACCTTCGTGTCGGGCTTCAGATACGCAATGCTCGTGAAGCAAGGAAAATGACCCAAAGCGAGCTTGCAGGAAAGATAGGAAAGGAGCGTTCTTTCATATCTAAAGTTGAAAGGGAAGGGAGCAACCTTACTCTTTCCACGCTTTACGACATTGTGACTAAAGGGCTTGGGGGTAAATTGAACATAGAGGTACAATTTTAACCATGTTTTAGCTAAAACGGATTAAAGCAGTAGAGTAATTTGTCCGTTAGTTTGCTGTATACAGTTATTTAAACGCATAAATTATGAGAAAAATAGCATTTGTTCTGTTATTGTTTTCGTTCTTGTGTTCATGTGATAAAAATGAAGAATTAAAGCAAGATGAAAATTTAAGATTGAAATATAAGGGAGTAATCACTGTTAATAATGATAATAGCAGAAGGGTCGTTTTATCTTTTTATAAAGATATGACATATGATATATCAACAACGATTTCTCCTGTTTTTGGTAATGAGGGCGACAAATATATGTCTGGTGCTTCCGGTGTCTATCGTGAAGAAGATGATAGAATTATATTGGAGGAATCTGCTCAAATTGGCATATGGGAAAAAGTCGGTAAATATGAATGGAAAACAGAAAATGAAAATACGATGGAGTTATCTAAATGGTTTCCTGTAGAATATACTATGTCGGGAGATAATATCGAAAGTCTCTCTAATGGTGTAGGAATATTAGTGAAGGGAATTAAATATTAGCATGTAGAATATATTATAAACATTTAAATTACATACACTTATGAAGAAGTTTTTATTTTTATTAGCTGTATTGTTTGTCGTATCATCTTGTAGTACATCTAGTTATAGTGAAAAAAGATGGTCTATAGATTTTAGAGAGTATATAAATGACCCTAATTTTACTATAAATCCGACAGATATTGCGAATAAGGAGTTTGAACCTATAGGCTTAATAGATTTGGAATTCTGCGGAGGGGCAAAAGTAAAAAAGGAGCATAAATTGCATGTACGCAAAGTGACAGTTGATAAATGGTCCATATATTATGTCCCAACCTTAGAAAGAATGATTTCTACTGCAGTTGAAGAGGCTAAAAAGATCGGTGCTAATGGAATTATAAAATTTGATCTTATCAGAAAAGATAAAACAAAAGGTTCATATCCTGTATATGAAGTTACAGGAGTAGCCGTAAAATATAAATAGAAAGATATTATTCATCTTTCTCCTAACCAGTCTTCGCCCGCCGGAAGGTGGGCGTTTTTGTGTTGCTGAAAAGTTAAATCGAGCGTTGTTTTAATCAATTTGCTAAGTAAATTGTTTCATTAATAAATTGTTTGCTATATTTGTACAATAAAACATCATCGATAGAACAAAAAGTTAATGAACATACTAAACACATGGCTCCAGTAATCACATATTTACTAAACAATGCTCCTTGGATAGCTGTTATAGTATTAGCAATCATTGGGAGTTGGAAACTGTCAAAGTATCATGCTAAGTTAGAAGAAACTAGGAATAAGGTTGATAGTCTTCCTTGTGATAAACATAAGGACGGTATTCGTGATTCAGAACAAAGATATAATGAACTACAACGAATTGTTACCTCTACCAATGATATGGTTGTCGAAATAAACAAATGGTTAATGAAATTTGATAATGATATGATTGATAAGTTAGCAAAGAAGGCAAGTCCCTTAAAAATGACCCCTCTTGGAGAAGTTTTATTTGAGAAATCATCAGCCAAAAAAACAATAGATAATAATATTGATTTTTTAATTAAGGAACTAGAAGATATAAACCCTCAAACAGCTTATGATGTGGAGGAAGAAGCACTAAGTTATCTTTTGAGAAACATGGGGAATGAGATGTTTGCTGATATAAAGAAATTTCTTTATTATTCCCCTGATACAATTCAATTAAAAGATCCTTCTTCTGGAGAAGATAAAGATGTGAGGCTTTCAATGCAATCTATAATCAAGCTAATGAGCATATATCTTAGAGATTTATATTTAAAGAAACACTCTAATATCGTATAATATATAAAGGCGGACTAACATCCGCCTTTCTTTTTGCCTGCCTTTCTTATCTTTATTCATTCTAAATAGCTTGTAAATTTCCTCAAATCTTCCTATATTTGTGCGGAAACCGTGTCAAGTGGCCCGGTACTTAATTCGAACGTTATGGCAAATGAATTAAAAATCACGGATGTAGTCGATCAAAAAGCTTTTGATCAGTTGCGAAACTTTAAGGCGGAATTAAACGAGAATTATTCAATTTATAAGAAGCTTGCTTTAGAATTAGCCGGTGGAGTTAAAATCAATCCTAAAACATTCCAAGAATTATCTGATAAATCGATTCTTTATAATAAAACACTAAATGATCTTATTGTTACTCAGAATAGAATGGCTGCTATTCAGGAAAAATACAATAAGACTTTGGAGGATTATGGGAATAAGATAAATAAATTACTGACTCTTAATACCCTTCCTAAGCAATTTGACGATTTAGTTAAAGGGATAAATAAGATATCTAGCTCTCTAGATACGCTTTCTTCTAAGTTTCAAAGCACTTCTTCTGCTCAAACTTCGGCATCTCAGGCAAATCAATCGTATACCCAATCTACTAATCAATTAAATCAGGCGATAGCGACTACTGAGATTAGGTATGCTGAAATTGTAGATAATATATTAGCTTATGATAATAATGTTACTAAATTGACGGCAGATACCATTCAGAACAAGATTAGAATAAAGGAATTAGGAGATGAACTCAAACGATTGGATAAGGAATATAAGAATGGGAATATCAGCTTAACTGATTATCTGAATAAATCTGCATTACTAAAGCAGCGTCAAACGGAGCTTTCGGAGCAAAACAAGCAGTACTCAAACTTAATGAGAAATCATGCTGCTGTTATTATTTCCGCATCTAGCAGCTACAACGAAATGAATGCTGCGGTATTGGCTCTTGAGAAACGGCTAAAATCTATGTCTAAAGATTCATTTTTAGGTTCTGAAGGACAAAAGACATTGCAGCAAATACAGACGCTGAAGAATGAATTAAAAAGCATGGATGCTCAAATGGGAAATTATCAACGCAATGTTGGTAATTATGCTTCGCATTGGAATGGTTTGGGATATTCTGTTAATCAAGTCGTGAGAGAATTGCCAGCTCTTACTGTTGGTTGGAATACGTTTTTCCTTGCAATATCTAATAATCTCCCGATTTTGACAGATGAGATAAAAAGAGCAAGAATAGAATACCAGGCAGCACAAGATGCCGGGCAGAAAGGTATTCCTGTGTGGAAGCAGTTGATAAAATCAATATTTAGTTGGCAGTCCGCCATGGTGGTAGGTCTAACTGTGATTTCTATGTATGGAGATGATATAATTAATTGGGTATCCAGCCTATTTAAAGCAGAAAAAGCCGTAAAAAACTTAATAGATGCAGAGACAGAATTGGCGGTTGCGAGGAGAAAAGGGATTTCTAATAGCGTAAAGGAGAGGACGGAGTTGGATTTGTTGTATAAAGCAACGCAAGATACGACTCGTTCGATGGAGGAAAGGAATGATGCTGTTGATGCATTACAGAAGAAATATCCATCATATTTTGGAAATATTAGTAATGAAGTAATTCTAGCGGGAAAAGCCAAGATAACTTATAAAGAATTAAGGAAAGAATTAGTTGCTATGGCTGTTGCAAGAGCTCAATTGGACAAGATGAGCGAAGTTGCTGCAAAAAGAGATGATGTACTAATGAAACGTAGAGTCCAGTATAATACATATTTAAAGGCGAAAGAAGCAGAAGATAAAGCTCTATTTTTATTAGAAAAAGCGAGACAAACAGCAAGAGAAAAAGGTTTTGAAGAGGGAAGTAAAAGAGAAAAGTTATATTTATCGAAAAGAAATGCTGATTTAGAAGAAGCTCAAAAAAATACTCAAAAACAGCATAAAATTTGGCTAGATTTGATTAAAGACGTGGAAATGTATGATGATACTCTTAACACAATGGGCAAAAATATAGATATTACATCATTAACACTAGAGCCGGGAGGAGATAACGGAAAGGGGAAAACTGCTGATGAACAAGCTAAATATCAAGAAGACATCGCTAAACGTCTTTCCGAAACCCGTATTTCTCTTATAGATGATGAGTATGAAAAAGAAAGGCAGACAGCTCAAAAGAAGTATGAAGAAAATATAGCATCCATCAAAGGTAATTCGGAAGAAGAAAATGAATTGAGAAAGAATTACGAACAGATACTTCAGGATGAATTGCTGGCGATAGATAAGAATTACTTAGATAAAAAAGATGAAGAAGAAAGAAAAAGGATTGAAAGCCTTGCGAAAGATAAGATGGATAGCGCAAAGAATACATATGCTGCTGAATCCATTAAGAGCTCGAGAAATATGCAAAGAGATATCCTCGAGCAGGCCAAACTATATGAAAAAGGCATAATCACTAAAAAAGAATACGAGAAGAGAAAGGCCCAAATAACGCAAGATTATGCGATAATAGAGACTGAGCGTACTATGGCACTTCTGCAAGAATTGATTAATGTACAAGGCATATCAGATGAAGAAAGATTAAGATTGAAAGAAGCCCTTGCCGAAGAGGAAATAAAGCTTATAGAAAAGGTTAGAGATGCCCACACTAAAGCAAGGGATGAAGAAAATGAAAGTGATAAAAAATATTGGGCAGATATTCAATCATCAATAGATAACCTGAAGAATGTTAGTGATGACGCAGTTGATGGGCTAGGCACGCTGTTTGGAGGAATAACAGAGCTAATCCTGAAGATGGTAAAAGATGGTAAATTGGGATTAGAAGATCTTTTGGCTAGTGCAGCTGCTATATCTGAAGGATTATCAACTATGGTTATAGGCATGTACGATCGGCAAATAGAAAAAATCGAAGAGCAACAGGAAAAGAATGAAGAAGCCGCAGAGGAAGAAAAGGAGCGCATCGAGGACTTAGTGAATAGTGGAGTTATTTCTACGGAAGTAGGTGAGGCTCGGAAACGGGCCGCCGAACAAACGACAGCCGATAAAAATAAAGAACTGGAAAAGCAAAAAGCTGAAATCCAGCAAAAACAGGCCAAATGGGATAAGGCTAATTCTATTATACAGGCAACAATTGCAACATCCCTGGCGGTAACTAAAGCGTTGCCGAATTTTGTTATTGCCGCTATGGTTGCCGCAATGGGAGCTGCTCAAATAGCCATGATCGCAGCCCAGCCCATCCCGAAATACGCAAAGGGAACAAAGGATAAATCTCACCCGGGAGGTTTGGCTATTGTCGGTGATGGTGGCAAGCGAGAGGTTATTCTTACGGATAGCGGAGCTTATATCACCCCATCTGTTCCTACTTTGGTTGATATGCCTAAGCATGCTGAGGTCATCCCAGATATAGTTGATTACAAAAAAATGGCTCTTCGCTCTGACGCAATGATGCTTGATAAGATGAGGCGTGACAAAGGAGATCCCGTCGTTGTTAATGTAAATAATGACTATAAGAGTTTGGAACGAAAAATGGATGTGACTAATCAAGGAATGTCAAACTTGAATAAGACATTGCGAAAAATGGCCCGTTCCGCAGAGTATCGCTATCTGGACAGTAGATTATAACTTGTCATTATAAATAAATCATCGTGTGAAGGAGCACGTTACAGAATTATGGAAAACTTTAAAGAATTAATTCCTATCAGAGAAAACAATGGCAAAAGAGCCGTTAACGCACGTGACCTACATGCTTTTCTTGAAAGCAAAAGAGATTTTTCCAATTGGATTAAAGATAGGATTAAAGCCTATGATTTTATTGAAAATCAGGACTATCAGGTTTTCAACAATTTTGGCGAAAACCCAAAAGGTGGGCGCCCGTCAATTGATTATGCTATTTCAATCAGCATGGCAAAGGAATTGTCTATGATTGAGAATAACGAACGCGGCAAACAAGCTCGAAAGTACTTCATAGCCTGTGAAGAGCATAAACATGAGCTTTCTCGTAAAGAGCTTGCGCTTATGGTCATTCAGGCGGAAGAAGAGAAAGAGAGGCTTCAAATGGAAAATAAGCATACAAAAGCCTTGCTGGAACAGAAACAAGAACAACTGGATGAATCTAAAGAGTGGTTCTCTATTAAACGATACGCAAAAGAGAATGGTTTAAACTGGAGAAAAATAAATTGGCGGGCATTGAAAGCTTTGTCTTTCGAACATGGATATGATGTGAAAAAGATATTTGATGCCAACTATGGTCAAGTCAATATCTATCATATCGATATTTTTAATATGTACCTCTCACATTAAAATACCCATAATGCTATACAATGATTTAGACAAAATTCCCCTGGACATCTTTATTGACGTCTTTTTAGGAGAAAAGAGAAAACTCATAATAGGCGGCAATCATTCAGAGGAAGAACTGGAATCACAGTCCTCAATGCTCATATCTGAATATATCGAAATTGTAGGTGGAGCTTCTGTTTCTGGTGAAATCTTGAAAAAGAGTAATCTGATCAATCTTCATATAAAAGTTGAATGTATGAGGATTGCGGAACTGATGGCAAATCGGGGAGAATGGGATGAAGTGGTTAATATCTTAAGATCCTTTGGATATCAGCTATTCCCGTCTGAACATGAAAAAATTAGAAAGCGGATATCGGCTATAATGTCGCAGAGTCGTTATCTGATAGAGAGCTATAACAGCAAAAAGACGGAAGAGCAATCTTTCAAAATGGATAAAAATTACTTTGCCAGGGAAAGAGTTATGGTCATGGCTCACTTTGGCATGCAAATCCGCAAGAATGAGATTACTGCCAAGGAATACGCCTTTATGGTCAAGCGTATGTGCGATGATGTAAAATCAATAAAACGTAAGTAACCATGTATTTTAGATGCCAGATTTTAATAAATGGAATATCCTACGAAGCAACGGATGATCTCAAGAACTGGGATGATTTTGAACTTGCTTATAAAAGAAGTGATTATGACGGAGTGCTTCGTTCTTTTAGCACTAAATTTGAGTTTGTAAACCGGTCTTATAATTTGTTGAAGGAAGAATATTCAAAGAATTACCTTTCTTCCAGTGCCGGTATAGCTTTTTATAAAAGAAACAATAGCTGGAACTGGGATAAGGTATTTCAGTGCGCTTTAGATTTTTCCTCTTATTCGGATGATGGATATACAATCTCTATTAACGCAATTGATGATACGCTGGCCGCTATTATTAAAGCTAAGAGAAATATCCAGTATGAGTATCCGGTGTCTGAATTAAAGCCTCAATCTCTTTATTATGACGGTCTGAAATTTCAGTATGAAGCTAAATACGTGTCAGGAGGAACAACTGTAGAAGATGATGCTAACCTTCAGTATATCGAACATTATGGACCTCTTCTTCCGGGGGGAGAGGGGAAGCCTATTGTATTGGGCTTTCCTTTGTATATACTAGATAATAGTGAACTCCCGAAGCTGAATTCTCCATTAGTCTTTACAGATGAGCCGTTTTCGAGTGATGGGGGTGTGCAGCCCTTTGCAGAAGCGCTTTCTGATATTAATATCACAATAAAACTGTCATTTTCGTTTTATGTGATTGGAAGCACCAGCAATGGAACTGTATCTTCGCAGATTGTATTATATATACAAAGGGCTGACGGAACACTCGAACAGAAAATGAGGGCTCAACATATAGCCGGGAACTCCCCTACTTTTGTTAATGAAAATATAACTTCAGTTCTTCATAAAGGAGATACTGTCAGGATGGAACTGGAATTAAACAATTCAGTAAGACCTGTGGCAATGACATGGACTACTTATCTGAGAGGCTTCTCTTTATCTGTAAATTTCCAATCCCGTATCAATCCTGTCAATATAGATGTCCTTCTTTTGACCACTGTTGCAGAAAAGCTCCTTGAAAGCATGACAGATAGCAGTGATTATAGCGTAGATATATACAATTATGTACCTGGTGGAATTACCCGGAGTCGACTCTCTTCGTGTTTTATAATGCCGGCAGAAAGTGCAAGAAATCTTCCTAATGCAAAGCTATACACTTCCTTCAAGAAATTTTGTGAGTTTATGGAGGCTGAGTTTGGCTATGTTCTGGTTGTAGAAGGGAACAACGTTACTTTTATTCATAGATATGCATTGTTTGACAATTATGTCGTAAAAGACCTTTCAGATCAGATAAACGATTATGAATATAGCGTCAATTCCTCTCTTATCAACACTTCCGTAAAAGTTGGATATGATAAGCAGGATTATGACAGTATCAATGGACGTGATGAGTTTCGGTTTACAAATGAATTCTCAACAGGATTAAAACTGACGGATAATACTCTTTCTTTTATCAGTCCTTACCGGGCGGACGCGTATGGAATAGAGTTTTTGGTTCAGAAGAGAGGGGAAGATACCACCGATAATGATAGCGATAATGATGTTTTTATCGTAGGTTGTCAATATGCAACTTCGGCAGAGAATGGTAATCTGTTATTAGACCGTCCGTACAGCTCTAGTCAGTTGCTGGGTCTAATCAGCCCTGATACAATGTTTAACATAGAATATTCACCTCGTTTTATGCTGGAAGCAAATAAGGCATATATAGGCGCATGTACAAATATGCTTAAGTTTACTTCTTCTGATGGTAATAGTAATGTCTCAATTGCGGGAATAAAAGAAACCGATGATTTTCCTATAGATAATCGCTTGTTTACGGTAGGAGAAGTAGACGTTGAGACAAGTGAAGTGGATATTCCTTCCAATTTATCCGGATTAATCTCTTTTGATCATAATGGAGAGACCATACACGGATATATTAAAGAGATGAAGATTAATGTCGGAAAGGCCGAGTCGATAAAATACTCTCTAATTGTGAAAGAGATAAAAAGCTGATAAGTTATTGTAATTGTTATAATAATTAGTATATTTGCATTGCAGTGTCAAGCGGCACTTAACCCATAAAAGAACGAAAAGACCATATGATTAAAATCGGTGACATCTGTCCATTGTTCTTTTCTCCATTAAAGAACAAATTTCAGCAGGATATAGACTATATCCAGCGCTTTCATACAAATGACAACATTCTAGTCCAGGTATTTTCGAATGATTCCAGCCATTCTGTTACGGCTTATTTACGCAATTTAGTATCAGGCAATCAAATACCCGTTTCTTTTTCTGAATATCAGGTGAATGATACGATAAAAATGTATTATTCCGCAATAACAGGACTTCATGATGCTGTATATGTACTTGAGGTAGCGGATGCTTCTGGCAATTTCTATGCCGTTAGCGAGCCCTTCTCAATCTGTTCTGATAGCCTCATTTTGGATGAGACATGTCTTATTAGATGCTCTCACAAAGATAATAATTCTCCTTTTGACAATATCTTCTGGCCTGGTGAAGATCAGTTGTTTTTTGAATTCAGAATAGAGGGAGGATTCAAACCGAACGGTTATTCTGCAAAAGTTGAGAATGAGCAATTCCGAAACCAAAAGCAGGAAATTATAGAATTATATTCAGTTCCGTATGATACGTTCGCGTTGTCATGTGGCAATTCTTCTGGCATTCCTTATTGGTTCATTCAGTTTATAAATAAGGTTTTATGCCTTTCTGACTTTTATGTAAATGGTGTTGCTTATGTGCGTTCGGGAAATTCTGTTCCTGAAGTGACTCAAATATCTGAGGATAGCCAAATGTTCTGGAGTTCGGTTTTATTGGAAAAGAGAGAGAATGATCTTTCTGGATTAGGCGGTATACCCGGTGGTTCGTCAGCGATTAATCTTGTTGGGTTTAATATAAATAATCCCAAAGAGGGGGAGATGTTACAGTATGATTCTTCCCAATTAGCTTTTGTAAATACTGACAAAATTGAAGTGTAATGAAGAAGAAGGTAACAAAAGAGTTATGGTATGGAAGTGAGATAGACAAGGATGGCAATCCGGTATATCCTCCGTTGGCACCTTCTGAAGCAAGGCATTTAGAAGGATTGAATCAAGGGGAAGTATATATACATAACAGAGATGAAGATCCTAAAATCATTATTGTAACTGATAAAGGAAACGTAAAAGAAATTGGCGGAGATGGTGAAGCACTAGAGAAAAAATATATACGAAAGGATCAACCGGATGGTACCGATTTCCTATTAAGTGCTAACGGTGGTCTTGTAGTGCGTGGCGGAGAATTGATAGAAGAAACAGAAGATTCGTTAATTGAAGAATTAGAATATGGCAATACTAAGTAACGGTAAGTTCTACGGATTTCTTTGTTCTGTGAAAGCGACAGGACGTAAGTTGTCGAACGGCGTAAAGGAATACGTCGAAGACTTCGTGTCCGGATTTGCCGGTCATGGATGGAAGCTGTGGGAGTATATCAAGGGCAAATGGAAGCTGGAGATAGACAGTCTTGTTGTTCGCGAGACAATGGTCGTTTTTGAGCTTCTTATTCAGAAGATCCGCGCGGTGAAGGGTGCACTGGGTATCACTCAGGCATGCGGCCGTATAAAGACTGCCACGCTGGATGAGTCCGGACAAAACTGGCTGGTCACCATAGAGGATGAGATGTCTTTTGTCGCACACGATTTCATCCGGTGCCAGGATTGGACGAATGGTACCCTTAAAGGCTATTGGGTCGAGATAGCCGAAATACGCAAGATTGACGGTGTTGATACAATCGTCATACCTGTCAGTGAGTTCACCGGTGGTATAGGTTACACAGACGGCATGGAGGCTGTTGATCCGGCATTGTCGGGTATGACTACTCCGGCTGTCAGTGATGAGATTGTCCAGTTCGGTAACTCGAAGGATGTAAATCGTCAGAGTGCGATCTATCTGCATGCCGATGAAGGTGGACAGCCTGCAATCGATATTCTGTTTGGTATCAACAGCAAGAGTTTTGCCGGTTGTACGAAAATCCGTATGGGCGGTGATATTCCCGGAACAGACGGGCTTAAGGGTTTCTATTGCGAAAATGGTATGATCAAAGGTACAGACTCTACAGGGCATGTCGTTTACTGTATCTATCCGGACGGTACTGCTGAGTTTGGAGACGGATCAGCCCGATTTGCTACAGATAGATCAGGTCACATAGCCGGAGGTGCTATTTCGTGGCATTGGGACGCATCGAAGAACAAATATGTGTGTTCCATGAAAGGAGTGGTTCTAACGTGGGATAATCTGGACGAGGAAGCAAAGGAGAATCTCAAGGGCGAACCGGGTAAAGATGGACAGCCCGGTACGGATGGTAAACCGGGTACTGACGGTAAAGACGGTACAAGCCTCATTTTTATGGGGGAATTCTCTTCTGCTCCGGCAAATCCTCAGAACGGATACTGGTACCGTAATACAACAGACAAGAAATGCTACGTATACCAGGATGGCGCATGGTATGTGATGACTGAGGATGGTAAGAATGGTCTTGACGGAGAAGGAAGCATCTCTGCTGATCTTGACGATGAAATGCAGTCTGTAGCTTGCTCTCTGGACGGTACAGTGGTATTTGGTTTGCCCATCACGACGACATTCTCTATGTTCTACGGAACAACCGAGCTTCCTCTTGATTCTCTTTCTGTAGGCAGCATCACAGGCGTGACAGCAACGGCTGATCGTAGCACGGGGATAGTTAAGGTAACAGCTATTACTGCTGCGGTGGCTGATGTAATTCGTATACCCATAACGGGACGGGTAACATACAAAGGTTCTCAGTATGAACGTACCCTGCATTTATCGATAAACAAAGTGAAGCCTGGGGAGAATGGAGAGGATGGGACTGACGGAACAAATGGTCAGAACGCGGTCATTTACTCGCTTCAGCCATCGATCAATATCATAAAGAGAGATGCTGACGGGAACAGTGATATATCGAATATATCCTGCCGGGTGATGAAGACCGACGGAGCTTCTACTGTCGTATCCTCTCTGCCAGTTGGCTACTCAATGGATTATATTATAGACTCAGGGAATGCGACTAGCTATACTCCGGATAAGCAAATATCCGTCTCCGGGATAACAGATAAGATACAGTTCCGGCTTTACAATGAAACATCGGGAGTAGTACTGATCGACCGCGAAACGATTGCTGTTGTCTCAGACGGGAAGAAGGGGCTTGACGGTATAAATGGTGAAGATGGTAAAGACGGGCTCAGTATTACGTGGAAAGGGGATTTATCAAGCGCTCCTGCCAATCCTCAAAAAAACTGGGCTTATCGCAATACCAGTAATGGTATCGTCTATATCTATAACGGCACCGCTTGGGAGTTGATGGTTGCGGACGGTCAGGACGGAACAGATGGTACTGACGGCACGGATGGCCTGAGTGTTTTCATTACATACCATGACAGCGAAGATGAACCATCCCGTCCGACCGGAAGCGGGACAAGCGGAGGATGGCACACTAACGCAACAAAAGATGTTGTCTGGATTTCTCAGAAAGTCGCTTCAAGCGCTTCTTCCGGCACATGGGGTGATCCTATACGATTCAAGGGATTGCCGGGAAAATATACGGAGCTACGGTATAAGTATGCTTTCGGAAAGCCTGCTACGCCTACCGGTACAAATCCGGCAGGATGGTCCCTTTCTCCGGATCGGGAGGATATTACCTTCTCGTATTCGGGTAACTTTACAAAAGACGGTGATTACTATGTCTCTCCATCTCCTACATCTCATTCCTCGACATACAAGCAAAGGGTGTCATTTACGACAAGAAGAGCTAATCAGATGATACATATAGAGATTGATGTATCATCCGAGCAGAACTACGACAAGGGTATCGTAGAAGCCCTTGATACGTCCTATCGCATGGACAACGAACATGCCTGGGAGGGAAGTGGAGTAACCAATGCGGTGGTGGATATTGCAGTGCCTACAGCCGGCAGTCACTTTGTTGAGATTGTATATACGAAAGACGGCAGCACAAGCAGTAACGAGGACAGAGTCAAGTTCCGTATGCTCGATCCTACTACCTGTTGGTATTCCACCGCAGTGATTGATGGTAAAACAACTCCTTCCTGGAGCGAACCTGTCATATTCCCAACGGACTCCAAGACCGAGGAGCAGGTTTACCTGCTTGCAAAGTCTAAGCGTAATGTTATTGACCTCCCGACATCAAACGAATACGTTAACGAATACATTGGTGATGCTCCTGAATATAGTAGCTCAAAATTCTATTCGGCAGGTAACATAGTAAAATACAATAATGTATACAAGGTAGCTATTCAGGCGCATTCGGGGATTGCTCCGACCAATGAAGCATACTGGGAAGATGTGCTCTGGTGGGTGGATAATCCTCGTGGAGCATCGGAAACTTATCCTTATGAGTATACTTGTGAACGTACTCTACAGGATGGAAAGTGGGGAGAATATAAGAACTATCGTCTCTTTGGTCATTACGGGAAGGACGGCGAACCGGGTGCAGATGGCAAACCGGGAGAGGATGGAAAAGATGCGAATCTGCTTCCTTGGGTGGAACAATGGAATAATAATAAGACACTGATAGATGGCGAATATATCGTATCTCCGAAGATGTTTTCCGGTACAAAGGATAGTGGTGGGAAACTGACCGGTATTGCGTTAGGCAGGGATTGTATCACCATTGACGGAGAAAAACGCACAGGAATTTTCGCTTTGGTAAAAGATGAAGTTGTCTTTGAACTCGATCCGATAAATCAACAATATAAATTTAAAGGAACAATTGAGGCTGATAGCGGGAAAATAGGAGAATGGAATATAACAAGTACAGGGCTAGCTATTTCAGGGCAAAGTAATGCTAATATCTACCTCAACATAAACGGAGGCAAGTTCCTGCGGATAAATCCAACCGAGGCGTTGATGTTTGTACGTAATGACGAGGGTAACGGTATATGGGTGACGACTTACGGAGGCGGCGATGCTCTGAAAGTGCTTTCCAATGGGTCGGGAAGCAAATATGGATACGCTATCGACAGTGCTGGCAATCATAGGTTTTATCAGCGTGCCGGTGATATTTGGAATGCGCCCGGAGTGCTTTGGGCGGCCTATATCAGAGGTAGCGATGGGTTTGTCATGAGGTCCTGGGGAGACGGATGCACTACCGGTTACGTAGGTCGTTCTGCGGCTGGTGACTATGTTATCAACCATAATCTGGGGAATGAGTATTTCCCTTTTGCAACAGCTGTCCATGGGGTGTGGTCAATTGCCTCGTTATCAAATATAGCTTCAGGGAGCTTTCATGTGCGTACCTTCCATAAGGATGGTAATTATGGTGATTCGGACTTTTTTGTAGCGATTATGGGACGAAACAGAGGTTAGTTTAACTGAAAAATAAAATTCATACTTATGAGAATAGACTTTAGAGAAATCGAAGTAACAGATATCGAAGGGAATAAGAGTACTGTCGATATCAGCAAGGCGCTTGGTAATGCGATGTATCAAAAAACGGCTGACTTGGGTGAACTGGAGTTGGCTCAGAACATCTATAAAAATGGCGAAGTAGAATTATCTCCGGAGCAGGTGAAATCTGTGAAGAAGTATACCTCTACCTGTTTTGTGGCATACGTCCAGATGGCGGTGAATAAAATCTTATTAGAAGCATGCGAGCAAAAGGTACAATAATCAAGTTGGCAATCTCCATCGACCTCCCTTCAGGACTGACGATGGATGATGTGGACTTCCAATGCCGCTTCTTTGTCTTCTCCGCCTCACAGGTGATAGAGAAGTCTCAGATGGTACGCATTAATGAGAACAGCTACAGCTGCTATGTTGACACTAAGATTATCGGATCGGGGGAAATCTGGCTGGAAACTACGGCTTACCTTCCTGACTCCGACTATGAAGGCGGAACAAGAGTAGAGGTAGATAAGATGAATACCGGTATAAAGACAGTGTAAAATGGGATGCATATCTGTACATATCGAAGCTATCAAGGGCATTGGAAATGTATCGGCCAAAGCTGATGAGATGAAGGTTTCCGCTTCGGCAACGGGCATGAAGGTGTCGATAGGGGTTGTCTGTGATGTTGGTAAACAGGCTTATCTAAAAGTTGACCCTGATTACATATGGCTGATGCCTTCGAATAACTTCGAGGATAACGTCGATGTGTTGTCCAATGTGGTATGGCATGCTGTGCAGGAAGAATGATATAGTTAATTGAATTGTTTTATTTAAATTTTGTATTATGGCAAAACCTAGTTGGTTAAAGTTAAATCCGTCTACCGGATCTGGTAACGGAACAATTGCGAATAGCGCGGACGCTCATACTGGGCGTACAGCTCGTACTGGTACAGTAACGGTTACCGGTGTTGGTGTTTCTACTCCTTCGACCTATAAGGTAACTCAGTCGCCGAAGTCTGAGTTTGCTGCCTTTGATAATGGCTCAGAAATGTCTGCTCCTAAAACAGCGGGCACTGTGACTGTCGAGGGTAAAACAAACTCTTCAAAACTGACGTTTGCGTGGGCGGGAAGCGTAACAGATGTTACTTTGCCTGCAAAGTATAGTGCGAATGGAACTCAGATTAACAATGCGGCTACTATTACCGGTGATCCGGGAGCTACTGCAGAATTTCCTTTCTCTATCGAATTGGAGTTTCCGGCAAATGAAACTATTGAGGAAATTACGAGAACTTTGAAGGTAACAGCCAATGGCGGACAAGCTGCTCAGATTGCTATCAAACAAGCTGCCGGTGATGCTACATTGTCCGTATCTCCGACAGAGATCACTATTTCTCAGAGTGGATCTGCTGTATCCGTGAATGTTACGTCTAACACTTCTTGGACTGCTGCGTAATGAGCATACAGATTCCTTGGAAAGAAGGAGAAGGCAACATCGTTATCACTCCCGGTTCAAATGGAACCGCAAGCGTGTCAAGCGATGTTGCCAACGAAGGACTCGACAGGGAGCAGACTGTTGTGTTTAGGACAACTAATAGTGGAGTACAGGCATCTGTCTCCACTACCATCTCCCAGATAGGCAAGAGACAGGCGTTTGCTGTTGCTGAAGGACGTTTCTTGCTGTCGGATGGAAGTACGTTTAATGTGATTAAAAAAGAGTTTGCATGAGTGATTATAATAGCGGATTTACAGGAGATAGAGTTGTAGAATTGCTGAACATGATTCCCGACTTGGCAAAGGCAGACTTGTCTAACGCTATGACTCTATCCTTGGGCATGAACGGATATGCTAAGTTTAATAATGGTTTATTGATTCAGTGGGGATACAAGTCAAGCTCAAGCAACGACACCTATGTGTATTTACCACTATCATTTTATAATACCAGTTATGTTCCTGTGATTACCTACTACGAACCGGGCAGCGGTATGAATGTTGTTACTGGTTTTATAATATCGGTAGGTACAAACCTTTTTAGAATACGTAGTAGATATACCGTTGGGGATAGTAATGGTACTGGCGCGGGAACTAATCCCTTTTATTGGATAGCCGTCGGGCGTTGGAAATAAATAATATTATGGCAAAATATTGGAAACAAGGATTCTACGATGAGCCACAAGAAGGTTCAGTAGAGATAACGGAAGAATACTGGCAGGAGCTGCTGGACGGTCAGTCATCCGGAAAGGAAATAAAGGAGAACGAAAGCGGTTATCCCGTATTGGTTGATCATGAGTATACCCTTGATGAACTAAAAGAGATGAAGATAGCGGATATTAATGCTTATGACAAGTCAGACGCTGTGAATTCATTCACTCTCTCAGGAAAGAGAATGTGGCTTACCAAAGAGGACCGCGTAGGTCTTGTTAACTCAATCAATATTGAGAAGCAGGCCGGAAGACTGGATACCGTTTTATGGTTTGATGCGGTAAAGTATACGATACCTGTTTCAAGTGCTCTCCTTATGCTGAACTCATTAGAGTTATACGCTCTTGATTGCTATAATGTGACGCAGCAGCATATTGCCATAGTTCGGGGATTGCAGACGGGAGAGGAAGTCGAGTCTTACAACTACAAGACCGGTTATCCGAATAAACTAGAGTTTTCATTATAAACAGATAAAACTATGATTTTGACACTACTATCATTATTGGTTTTCGCATCTTATGTTGGTGTGATGATTTACAAGACAAAGGGCATCCCTTATTCTATTTCCGATACCTATTACATTCTGAGTAACAGGTATTGGTTCGGTATATGCATGATTCTCCCGTCTTTGCTGTTGCTTCCGGCCGCATTGGATGCAAGTACAGAAAACAGTCAGTTCCTGATCTTTCTTTCTGTAGTCGGAATGATCGTGTTAGGAGTATCCCCGAATTTTAGAGGAGCGCACAAGAAAGCTCATATAGCCGGCGCAGTGATGTCGCTTGTCTTCTCCCAGATATGGGTAGGATGCAACTCGTGGTACTGGCTGCTGCTATGGGCTGCATTTCTGATCTACGCGATAACGTTTGTAGTCAAGAATTGGTCCGGAAACCTTATATGGGACCTGACGGCATGCAAGTCGATGTTCTGGATTGAGTTAATTTCATTGCTAACCGTTTACTTGACCTGTTTGCTATGAAAGAAGCTATAGTACATACAACTACAGGCGGATTTGCAGCAATCGCTACCGCATTTGTTTCCGAGTCATTGCAGAATATGATTCCGTGGCTGATTGTATCATGCGCGGTAATCCTTTGTGATCTTCTCTTCGGTGTCAGAAAAAGTATGCTAATGGGTGAAAAAGTCAGATTCTCTCGTGCAATTCGCGCTACTATGGGAAAGATGGTTACTTATTTTGCTTTTGTCTGCATGGTCTGCATGATCACTGTGGCAAGTCATAGCGAATATCCTATTGATGTGTATTCCTGCTTATTGGTATGCTTCATCGAAGGGTGTTCGATTGTCGGCAATATATTGAAACCAAAGGGGATCAATATAAATGTAATTGGAGCTTTGGGAGTCTTTGGAAAGAAGGTGTTCAAGGTTGATAAAGAAGATGTGAAGGAGATTATAGAAAAGGAGAAGTAAGTATGAATTTATACACTATTATTTATGTTCTTCCCTTTTTGCTTTTTATCATACTCTATGCATTTGCGGAGAATAAGCCCAAAAATGGCAAAAGGAGTGTAAAGAATCGCAGAAGCTTGAAGAAACGTAGTTAAAGCATGTTCATATCCTAGGATGTAATCTGAAGGAGATATAAGTAATTTAGACGATGTCACTAATATGGGAAGAATTAGTATAAAGGCTTCTAGTTTGTATCTTCTTTTTGATATAGAAGAACATAGACATAACCATATAAAAGAAAAGTAAATGGATAATATAGAAGAAGTTGCCGTAAATATGATTTGCAAATATACATCGAGAGATTTAAACTCTGGTATATATAAATACAAAATAGAAAAGCATAGTGGCAGTTGTATGCAAAATCCTGTAAATACATTCTTTTGTTCAGCGTTATAGCTTTTTATTAATTCTGAAATATCCATAGGTGTATCATTTTTTGCAAAAGTAATAAATTATAAAATAGAAAATGAA